GGCATTGGCAGGCTCTGATGCGATTACTGCTCTCTTCACTCAATCGCGCTGCTGCTTCAACAATGCTTTACTGTCACAGGCTGGTTAAACCTTTTCGGTGTATCCAACTAAACAATCTATGCGAGTCTCACGACTAGCTGTCAGGTTAGAAAGTAGACTTAATCAGTGCGCTACTTTTACAGCTTCCGAACCCAGAACATTTATCCGTCTGGTAGATGTATCAGCATTTGGTGTGCCTTTGATTCACTGCCGATTGACCTAGTGGTCGGCGATCACCCTGATCTGTCGTGAATCTGCTCTGAGCGGTGTTGAGAATGATTCTCGTTTGGCTCAGGGCCTCCTTGCTGCTGATGTGTTAAGTATAACAATAATTATCGTCACAAGTACAACTGTCTTTAATCATTTATTTTAATTAATTTGATATATCTCTTGAATCATCTCTAACAGCTCCTAAATTCAATTTCGCACGTTCTCTGTTAATTGGTATCAATGTAAAGGGTCACAATAAAATCGGCTGACGGCTGGCTGAGAGAGTCTGAGAGGGTGTTGCTGATGACTTGTCGAGAATAGGCCGATATACTTGTTGAATCTTTACGGAATACGCATTTAATTTGGGAGTGAAGTTATGGCTGATAAATTGACTGGGAAACAAAGACGATTCTGCGAGCTGGTCGCGAGCGGTAAAACTCAAGCTGACGCATACCGCGAAGCGTACGACAGTAATGGATCAAGTCAGACTGTTAGAAATAGCGCTTTCAAGTTAATGAAGATCGATTACATAAAGAGTACGGTTGATTCGATTATCAAGCGAAAGAGTGATCTTAATATGGCTCGTCAGGTTTCCTCGCAAGAATTAGTGACTCGTACTCTACGAGATCACATAACTGGAATGATCGATCTAGAACCAACACAAGTTCAATCACTTTCGATCTTAGCTAAGACGAGCGGAATGTACACGACAAGAATTGAAGACGTAACCGAAAGATCAAGTGACGATATCGCTAGTGACCTCAAACGTAAATTGTCACAACTGGCACTTGTCACAGACGATGATGTCGATGATGAAGTATCCGATGTCACACATTAGCGTGTAGGTGTCGAGTGTCACACATTGTCTCGAAGGTATCGCATGTCACATTACGTCATGTGTCACACATTATAACGTAATGTCTCAGTGGTGTCAGATGTCACATTTTTCGAGATCGCGTGATCCCATGATAGCCACCCCCCCGACATAGATTTGCCACCCCGTATATATACATAGCATTCCACACAAACGATTCTTCACTTTTCAACATTCATCATTTTTCACATGTCACTCGTAACTTGTCTCACCCTTTTTTTCACAGGAAAGTGCCATCGAAATATCGGCGAAAAATTTTTTGCAAATTTTTGGAAAGTAACTATAACTATAACTATTGCGTAGCTACGACTTTAACTACAACGTGACTTTTTATTAAAACGTCTTCTGTAACACTTGACATGTCTTCGTCAAGAGGTACACTCTGCTATACTTCTCATAGTTACGTCTACGAAATATTACGAATGTGAGTTAACGAGAATCCCTTGATGGGATTCGGTATTAACAGCAGGGAGATGACGTAACGTAATATTACGACAGAAGTAAAACTAATCGGGAATACTCTGCGTGAAAATTGATCCTTCTCTGCTTTCCACTGTAGACCAGTTACCGCCAGACCAGCAGAAAGAGATACTGGACTTGCTGACTTCTCTGGAGGAAGCGAAGAAGAGAGAGAAGGCGCGAGAGAGTTATATCGATTTCGTGAAGTACATGTGGCCTGCATTTATTGAGGGGCGGCATCACAAGATTATGGCAGATGCGTTTGAACGTATTGCCAAGGGTGAGTTGAAGCGGTTAATAGTGAATATGCCGCCTAGACACACCAAGAGTGAGTTTGCATCGTATTTGCTCCCAGCATGGTTTCTGGGGCAGTACCCTGAAAAGAAGATAATCCAGACGGCGCACACAGCGGAGCTATCCGTTGGCTTTGGCAGGAAAGTGCGTAACTTGGTCGATGATACTGATTTCAAAAAGGTTTTCCCCCAGTTGGCTTTGAGGGCCGACTCCAAAGCGGCTGGGCGATGGAGTACCAACAAGGGTGGTGAGTATTTCGCTATCGGTGTTGGTGGTGCTGTAACAGGTAAGGGTGCTGACCTGCTCATTATTGATGACCCTCATAGTGAGCAGGAAGGACAGAGCATTGACCCCTCTGTGTTCGACAAAACTTATGAATGGTACACATCCGGCCCTCGCCAACGTCTTCAGCCCGGAGGCGCAATAGTTATCGTCATGACACGCTGGCACATGCGTGATCTGACCGGAAAGATTATAAAATCATCGACTCAGCGTGAAGGAGTTGATGAGTGGGAAGTCATTGAGTTTCCAGCCATTATGCCGTCAGGCAATCCTTTGTGGCCTGAGTTCTGGAGCCTGAAGGAGCTGGATGCGCTCAGAAATGAATTGCCGTCCAGCAAATGGAATTCGCAGTATCAGCAAAAACCTACCGCAGAAGAGGGAGCGCTGGTTAAGAAGGAGTGGTGGCAAATCTGGGAAGAGGATTACCCGCCACCGTGTGACTTTGTCATTCAGTCTTGGGATACGGCATTTCTTAAAACCGAAAGGGCTGATTACTCAGCCTGTACGACATGGGGCGTATTCTATGCGCCTGATGACCAAGGTCGAACCCGACCCAATATTATTCTTTTAGATGCCTACAAAGAACGTCTGGAATTTCCTGAGCTGAAGAAGGTAGCTTACGAAATGTACATAGAGGCAAAGCCAGATGCTTTTATTGTGGAAGCCAAGGCAGCGGGAACGCCGTTGATCTTTGAGCTAAGAGCAATGGGAATACCTGTTGCCGAATACACCCCAACAAGGGGTAACGACAAGATAGCGCGGGTTAACGCTGTTGCTGACTTGTTCGCATCAGGAGTGGTGTGGTGTCCTGAAACCCGATTTGCCGAAGACGTAGTGGGCGAATTTGCTGCCTTCCCCGCAGGGGAACATGATGACCTAGTAGACTCATCCACTCAGGCACTACTAAGATTCAGGCAGGGCGGCTTTCTCAGTCTGTCATCAGACGAAGAGGAAGAACAGCACATGCCACGCAAGGCAGATTATTATTAGTGGAAGATATTAAAAAAGAAATACGGGACTGGTCTCGTCATGCTTTAGAAGTACCGAATCCTGACTTTAACAATCTACCACCCTGTCCCTACGCACAGGCCGCATGGCAGGAAGATAAGGTAGAGATTGTCTTCAAGGAAGAGAATTCGTATAAGTTAGTGTTTGATACACTCAAAAACTTTAACGATAACAAGGACTTGGTTATTGTAGTCGATACTTATTTTATTGAGCACGAAGATGCTTTCCATAACTATCTGGACAGAATCAACAAGTGTATCTCTGAAAATGTCTTTAAAGACAAAGACTTATGGGTAATGGGATTCCATCCTTATCAGGACGCTAACGAGCTGATTGATGACGGAACTTTTGAGGGAACAACCGAGACCGAATATGCCCTCATATTCGTGCAACGATTATCGAAACTAGAGGAAGCGTCTAACAAGCTGGTTAGTCGCGGTTACTATGACAGATACTTTGAAACCTACGATGTATCTGAAATGTATAAAATCCGTAAAGAATATTACAGGAGACTACAATGCGCGGATCAAAGAAGGCAGGCCCAGTTAAACGAAGAGTAATGCGTGGTGGCGGCATGGCTAAGAAGGCTGGCCCTGTGAAGAAGAAGATGCGTGGCGGGGGTATGGCTAAAAAAGCTGGCCCAGTCAAAATGAAAACCATGCGCGGTGGCGGAGGAATGCGTAGGAATCTACGCGATGAAGAAGCCAGAGTAATTGGCAGACAGGATGATGCAGCCGATGAGTTGCGCCGTGTCAGAGCCAGAAGGCCCAAAGACGCAACCGAGCGCAGAGACAAGAAAGATGAGATCAGAAGAGTTTCAGCCAGAGAGCGTGATGCTCGTGATGAAATGGGCAGACTACGCCGCAAGGCAGTAGGGCTGGGCATGAAGACTGGCGGTAAGGCTAAGAAAAAGCAAGGCTACGATGACAGGCTTGATGAGTCTTTAGGAATGCGAAACCGCAAGACTACAGCTAAGAAAAAGCCAGCCGCTAAAAAAGCGGCTCCAAAGAAGGCAGCCAAGAAAGTAGCGAAGAAAAAGACAGGACTGTCTGACAAGATTAATCAGCATAAGCGCATGGCAATGGGTGAGAACGTGTTGACAGGCAAGATGATTAAGAAGAAGAAAGGTGGTCAGACAATGGCAAGCCGCAGAAAAGAAAGCGAAGGCATGGAGAAATCGATGGGTCGCAGAAAGTATGCAGCGGTAGGCACTATGGACAAGGGCCGCAAGAAGCTGGCTAATGGTGGCAGAACCTATGCGACCACTGGTGTAAAGCTGAATATGGGCGAACCTAAAACTGAAACAGTTCAAGCTCGCGGTCGAGGTGCAGCAATCAAAGGTACGCAGTTTAGGAAAAACACTTAGTGGCTGAGGATTTTCAACAAGACCTATGGGGTGAAATCGAGAGTCCAAATATTTCGATTATTTCTCCTAAGCAATTTAAGGTAATCAAGATACCCAAAGGTGTAGCTGCCTCGGTTTATTCTGAGCATCACTATTTTGGTGATAAAGATTTTTTATCTCTTTACAGTTTTGGAGCTATGTATGACGGGGTAGCGTGGGGTGCTATTACTTTTGGTATCCCTAACCCTCATAGTATCAAAGGGTTGTATGACAAGAATAATCAACATGGAGTTGTTGAAATTACGCGACTGGCTTTCAAAAAAGGAAGCCCAAAAAATTCTTGTTCGTATTTAATCTCCAAAAGTATCAATGAGTTAAAAAAATATTATCCTGTAAGATTAGTTATTACTTACGCGGATACCGCTTATAACCATACAGGTTCTATTTATAAAGCTGCAAACTTTGATTATCACGGATTAACTGACCCAAAGACAGACTTTGTCTTTCCTGATGGTCAAATCAGAAAAGTAAAAGGATTTAAGTATTCCGAGGCTGAAGGGTCTTGGGTTCCACGATCACGCAAACATAGATTTGCAAAACAGGTGGCATAGTGGCTATTGAAAAAGCTTTATACACTAACGGCGCTCTGCCGACTGCTGATGAGATTGAAGTAGAGATAGTTAACCCTGATGAGGTGACTATCTCCACTGATGATATGGAAATCAGTATGGACTTTGAGGAGCAGATTCCTACAGACCATAATGCCAATCTCGTTGATTTCATGGAGCAGGGCGAGTTAGACAGGCTCGGTAGTGAGCTTGTGAATCTTTATAACGCTGACAAGAACAGTCGTAAGGACTGGGAGACCTCTTACATAAAAGGTCTTGACTTGTTAGGCATGAGGTTTGAAGATAGGACGACTCCTTGGGACGGAGCCTGTGGCGTATTTCATCCGCTGCTGAGTGAAGCCGTTGTCAGGTTCCAGTCTCAAACCATTATGGAGATATTCCCTGCCAGTGGCCCAGCGAAAACGTCTATCGTTGGCACACTGACAGACGAAAAAGTTAAACAAGCCCAACGTGTTCAGGATTACCTTAACTACATGATGACGGTTAAGATGCCTGAATACCGCACTGAGACAGAAAAACTCTTATTTTCTCTACCCATAGCAGGTTCAGCTTTTAGAAAAGTTTATTTCGATCCCAATCTGGGTCGTGCTTGCAGTATGTTTGTCCCTGCTGAGGACTTTGTGGTGAGCTATGGAGCCGCTGATCTGGAAACAGCCGAGCGAGCTACCCATGTCATGAAGATGGAATCCAACGATGTGCTGAAAATGCAGCAAAGTGGGTTCTATGCCAACGTACAGTTACCTGATCCAGAGCCAGATATCAGCGAAGTAAGCGCTGAATACAATAAATTGACTGGCGATCACCCAAATTATGAAGCAGATCATAGACATACGTTGCTTGAGATGATGGTCAACGTGGATTTGCCGGGGTTTGAAGACCTTGATAACGGTGAACCTACGAATATTGGGCTGCCTTACGTCATTACTGTTGACAAGTCATCCAATATTATCCTTTCGATTCGCAGAAACTGGAAAGAAGGGGATGAATTAAAGCTCAAGCGTCAACATTTTGTCCATTATCAGTATTTACCGGGGCTAGGATTCTACGGATTCGGCCTAGTTCACATGATTGGGGGCTTAACCAAGTCTGCTACCTCGTTATTACGTCAATTAGTTGACGCGGGTACGCTGGCTAACCTTCCGGGCGGCTTAAAAGCGCGAGGATTGCGGATTAAAGGCGATGATTCCCCGATTATGCCGGGAGAATTCCGAGATGTGGACGTTCCGGGCGGTGTTATCCGCGATAATATTGCATTTTTACCGTACAAAGAGCCATCTGCTGTACTTCACCAGATGTTACAGGAGATTGTAGAGGATGGTCGCCGATTTGCCTCTGCTGGTGATGTAAAAGCAGCGGATATTAACGGTGAAGCGCCAGTAGGTACAACTCTAGCGCTACTTGAGCGCGAGATGAAAGTAATCAGCGCGGTTCAGGCTCGTGTTCATGCGTCCATGAAGGAAGAGTTGCAGATTCTTTGCGAGATTGTGGCTGATTTTGGCCCAACCGAATACCCCTACGACACTGAAGAGAATGCCATCACCGCTGAGGACTTTGATGAGAGGGTAGACATTATTCCTGTCAGCGATCCCAACGCAGGAACGATGGCTCAACGAATTATGCAGTATCAGGCTGCCCTACAGTTAGCAGCGCAAGCCCCACAAATGTATAACCTTCCGCTATTGCACCGTCAGATGTTAGAAGTGCTTGGCATTAGGGATGCAAGCAAGATCATTCCAAGTGATGATGACATGAAGCCGACTGATCCTATCTCAGAGAACATGAATCTGATGATTGGCGAACCAGTCAAAGCTTTTATTTATCAAGACCATCAGGCACATATAGAGGCCCATACAGCAGCGATGAACGATCCGAAGATTGCCGAGCTGTTGAACCTTGCGCCTGATGCAGAGATGAAGCAGGCAGCCTTGTCTGCTCACATTGCAGAACATGTGGCGTTTCAGTACAGGCGTGATATCGAGAAAGAGCTGGGTGTACCACTACCACCAGTGGATTCTAGTTTGCCTGAAGATATCGAATACAGGCTATCGCAGTTGGTGGCTCCTGCTGCTGAGCAGTTAACAGGAAAGGCCCAGCAAATGGTTCAGGCTGAACAGATGGCAGCTCAGGCTGAAGACCCAGTCTTGCAACTGCAAAAAGCAGAACTGGAAATCGATGCGGCCAAAGTTCAATCTAAAGCGGCTACTGATATGGCTCGCATACAAGCTGATCTCACCAAGGCCGCTGCTAAAGATGACCTTGAAAGAGACAAGCTCAAAGCAGAGCAGAAGATCGAAGGCGCTAAGCTTGGCGTGAAGATAGCAGAGACTAACACCAAGGAAGAGTTAGAGACCAAGAAGATAGCCTCAAGAGATAAGATTGAGGGCGCTAAACTTGGGACGGAGATCGCTAAAGAACTGATGATCGATGAAAGAGAAAGAGATATTGAAGAAATGATCGATAAGAGAGATACTACACGCGAAGAAATGATTGATGATCGAGAGAGAGATGAGTGACCATTTATCAGAAAACGTGTTAGAAGTATTGAATCAGAAGATACGAACGATAATGAACGAGACAGCCGACCATGTAAGCGGAGGGGGTTGTCGAACTTTTGAAGAATATTCAAAGTGTTGCGGGATTATAGAAGGACTCGCAATCGCTGAAAGAGAATTACTCGATTTAAATAAGCATATCGAGAATAACTAATCTCCGCATAAAGCGGTGCAGTGACTCTGGACACTCTTCCAGTGCAAGGAAAAACTAATGGCAGAAGCATTAGCAGAAGTAGATACGGTATCCGAAGAGGATGCTGCGGAAAAACCTCGTGCAGCTCATAAACTACCTGACCCGAAAGGGTACAAGATATTGATAAGTCTTCCCGATGCTGAAATAGCCAGTGAAGGAGGTATTCTCAAAGCCCAAGAAACTATTGCGGCGGAAGAGGTAGGCTCCATAGTTGGATTTGTTATCAAGTTAGGCCCAGACGCTTATAGTGATAAGTCACGGTTTCCTAGCGGCGCTTATTGCAAAGAGGGTGATTTCATTATGATGAGGTCGTACTCTGGCACACGCTTTAAGGTGGCTAACAAAGAATTCAGGCTCATTAATGATGACAGTGTAGAAGCTGTGATCGAAGACCCTAGAGGAGTGATGAAGGTATGAGCGAAGCAGAAACTGAAAATGAAGTACAACCCCCTACGTCACCTGAAGATAAGTTCTTTGGAGTTAAGACGCAACACAGCAGAAATGCTGAACCAGCTTCTGACGAGGCTGAGCAAAATCAAATGGAGGTCGAAGTTATTGATGACACGCCTCCTGATGAAAAGAAACCCGTCAAAAGAACTAAGGAGCTTGCTGAGCCTCATGTAAAGTTTGATGACGGATTCACTGACGAAGAGCTAAAGACTTACAGCAAAGGTGTCCAAAAGCGGATTAATCAGCTAAGGGCAATTAACCACTCAGACAGGCGCAAGGTTGGGGAAGCTCAGCGTATGCGTGATGAGGCGGTAACTGTAGCTCAAGCTCAGCAGAAGAAGATTAAAGAGTACGAGTCACTGTTGGCTAACAGTCAAGGCGCTATTATCGAAAGCACCAAAGGCAAAGCGCAAGCGGAGCTAGACAGTGCTGAGAAAGAGCTGAAGAAAGCGCATGAGGAAGGCGATGCCGACAGATTAGTTCAAAGCCAAAAAGCTTTGGCTGCTGCAACAGCTAAGATAAACGAGATGGAGCAGCGTGAACAGAAGTATAAACAGACCTTACAACAACAAAAGCGTAGGCAAGAAGAGCTTGCCAAGCAGCCTCAACCTCAACAGAGAGTTCAGGTAAGTCCACAGCAACAGAAGTGGAATAGTGAGAATCCGTGGTTTCAACCAAATCCTGTAAATGGGCAGATTGATCCACTACACAAAGAAATGACAGCAGTAGGTTTAGCTATTCATGATAATCTTTTTCATGAAGGCATTACTGCCGCAGGAGACCCTCAGCGTTATTACGCTGAAGTTGATCGAAGAATGCGTCAGCGTTTTCCTGATTATTCTGGCTTTGAACAAGCTGAAGTAGTCGAGGAAGTGCAGGAGGAACGAAGCGCTCCGCAACGCCAACGCAGCAATACCACCGTGGTAGCGCCAAGTCCCACTAGGAACAACGGTGCAAAGACACGCAAAGTCGAGCTTACGAAAACTCAAGCTGCTCTCGCAAAGCGTTTGGGAATTAGCAATGAACATTATGCCGAACAACTATTAAAGCAGGAGGTTGGCTAATGACTGAAGAAATAAACCGCGCACCCCAAGAGCTAGACTCAAGGGAAAACACGAAGAGGCCGAACGATTCATGGGTTCCCGCTTCTTCTTTGCCTTCTCCCAATCCGCGAGATGGAATCTCTCATCGATGGATTCGTACCTCAGTGCTGGGACAAGTAGATAACACTAATGTGTCGCAGAAATTTAGAGAGGGATGGGTAGCGGTTAAAGCTACAGACTATCCTGAAATTGACTACGTTCCTGATAATACAAGTCGTTATCCTGAAAATATTGAATACGGTGGTCTGTTGTTATGCTCGATTCCGAGCGATATGCTGGACAAGCGTACTAAGTATTATAGTCAGATGGCGGTAAATCAGATGGAAGCAGTGGACAATAGTTTTCTTAGCGACCAAGACCCTCGAATGGCTAAGTTCCAAGAGAACTCTTCGAGGACATCATATGGCAGAAGATAATCTATTGCTAGGATTGTCTTCATAACGAGGACTTTGATATGTCTGCAACAGCGACCCCTATGGGAGCGGAACCAGTCGGCGGATTATCCGCTTGCGGTTCTTTCTCTGGAAAAGTTCGTCATATAAAAGTAGCTAGTGGTTATGCCGCTGATATTTTTTATGGCGATTTTGTAAAGCTGGTCAATACCGGAACTATTGAAAAAGATACTGGTACTGCAACAGCTACTCCGGTTGGTATTTTTATGGGCTGTTTTTACACTGACCCTAGCACCAGCCAGCCTACATTTAATCAAATGTGGCCTACTGGAACTGTAGCGGCTGACGCTATGGCTTATGTGCTTGATGACCCTGACGCTGTATTTAGAATGCAGGGTGATGGTGCTTTGGCACAAACTACTTTGGGTAATAACATAGCTATTGTCCAAAACTCTGGCTCTACAACTATTGGACGCAGCAAGAATGCAGTTAACGCTGGTACTGCTGCAACCACCAACACTCTACCTTTGCGGATTTTAGAGTTTATGGATGGCCCTGATAGCACTGTAGGTGACGCATACACAGATGTGCTTCTGACGTATAACTTCGGAATGCACCAATATAGAAATGCCACGGGCATATAGGAGGCTTAGCGAATGGCTATATCAAGAGCGCAAATGCTCAAAGAGCTACTTCCGGGTCTTAATGCCCTGTTTGGCTTAGAGTATGCAAAGTACGAAGACGAAGATAAGATGATCTACGAAACAGAAACATCTGATCGTTCGTTTGAAGAAGAAGTAAAGTTGAGTGGGTTTGGCGCTGCGCCTGTGAAGCCTGAAGGTTCTGCAATCAATTATGATTCAGCACAAGAAGCTTTCACCGCTCGTTATACTCATGAAACTATTGCTCAGGGTTTCGCTATTACTGAAGAAGCAATGGAGGACAACCTCTATGCCTCTCTGTCTCAGCGATACACTAAAGCTTTGGCAAGAGCGATGGCTTACACTAAGCAAGTTAAAGCTGCTTTCCCATTAAACAACGGTTTCACTAACGCTTATCAATCTGGCGATGGTGTTAACTTGTTTACTGCGGTTGGCGATGGCATAGCTGGCGGTGGTGGTCACCCTCAAGTGTATGGTGGTTTTAACTCAAACCGTCCTGCAACAGCGGCTGATTTGAATGAAACTTCATTGGAAGATGCGATTATTTCGATTGCAGCTTACACTGATGAACGTGGACTTCTTATTGCAGCTCGACCAAGACGTTTGATTGTTCCACCTAATCTGATGTTTGTTGCTACTCGAATCCTAGATTCAGAGTTGCGTGTCAGCACTGCTGATAACGACATCAATGCCATTAAAAACAATGGCTCCATTCCTGAAGGCTATGCGGTCAATCACTATCTGACTGACAACAATGCTTTCTACATCATCACTGATGTACCGAATGGCATGAAGCACTTCGAGCGTACTCCGCTTGAGACCTCAATGGACGGTGACTTCGATACTGGTAACGTGCGCTACAAGGCGCGAGAGCGTTACAGCTTCGGTGTTTCTGATCCACTAGGAATATACGGTTCTCCGGGTAGTTCCTAAACGATAGGGGGCGGCTTATGTCGCCCCTTATTTTAATCTTGGTACATACAGTTTTAGCGACCAGCCAAGTGGACGTTTACGAAGACGCTAAGACTAATCCTTTCGTAAAGAGGTGACTCTAATGGCTTTATCAACATTCCAAGGCCCGATCAGATCAATGGGTGGTTCTTACAATCAAGGGCCAGAATCAGTAGTTGCGTTAACCGCTGATACTATAATCAATCCTACCGATCATGCGGGTAAACTAATTCTTATCAACAACTCCACTCTGACTATTACTCTTCCTACTATAAATGCGGCAGGTCTTGATCCAGTCGCTGGACCATTCCGAAAAGGTGGCGGCCCTAACACAGTGAGCAACGTGGGTATTGAGTATAAGTTCTTAATGCTAACCTCTTCTGGAACAAGCACTACAATCGGAAGTGCCACTACCGCTGATATTATGATTGGATCAATGGTTCAAGGTAAAGCTGGCTTGGGTGCTGTCCATGTGTTTGAGCCAAATGGCTCCTCTAACTACCAGCTAGTTTTCGATGGAACAACGACTGGTGGTGTAGCAGGAAGTTATTTCTCTATAACTGCTGTGTTTGCAAATCGTTATTTGGTTCAAGGTGTTAACCTTGGTAGCGGAACTTTAGCAACCCCTTTTAGCGGTTAGATTATAGCGGGGCTTGCCCCGCTTTTATTGGAGGTTTATATGGCAGATGCACTTACCAGCCAAGTAATTGAGGATGGCCCACGAAATGCTGTCTTAAAGTTTACAAATGTGAGTGACGGGACAGGTCAAACAGATGCGGTTCTGGTAGATGTTTCTACTTTAAGTTCTGATCCTCTTACCGGACAAGTTTGTAACGGTGTTGTGTTGCAGAAAATAACTTATTCTAATGTAGGTATGGGCGTTGAATTATTCTGGGATGCCACTACCAATGTTCCTTTGCTTAATCTATTAGAGAACTGGTCTGACCAGTTAGACTTTACCCCAACGGGTATTCCTAATAGCGGAGGAGCAGGCAAGACAGGAGATATTTTAGTGACCACAAGCAATGCTGGTGCTAACGACACTTATCTTTTGATCTTAACTCTAACTAAAACGTATGCGAGCGTTTAAGGCATTTTATTATGGCTAAGAAACTAGAAGTAGTTCAAAACGGAAACTTTAGTAATGGTGATCCAGTTTATCAGATTGGCAGCATCAATGCGGATGGTGAACTTGAGATATCAGTTTTTGATTTGATGACAGAGACTGAGGCTAAAGCAAAGCTTAAAAGCATGGGTGGCTCCTCTGCGTCTTCTTCTAAAAAAAAAGAAGTAGTTGAGGAAGTAGAAGAAACGTCTAAAGCTGAACTGAACCAAATGACAAAGATTCAACTCGAAGCGTTTGCTCGTGAGTTTGGTGTTGAGCTGGATCGCAGAGAGAAAAAGGAAACTCTGGTAAAGCAAGCTTACAAGGCTCAGTTTGATGGCTAGAAACTATCGTTCTGAGTATGCTAATTACCACTCAAAACCTAAGCAGAAAAAAGATAGAGCGGGTCGTAACGCGGCTCGCAATACCTTGAAGTCGAAAGGCAAGGTC